TATCAAGGTAAAATACATTCATACAATAAAATTCACAACCTGAGAAGTTAGTATCACAGTCTTTAGATTACCACCTCTGTCATAGGTTGTCAACTCTATTGTATCAATTATTTCTTTATCTGCGTAGACTCGCCTCACCTCATCAGTTTGAGTTGAGACTTTTGGTATTGGATCAAGTCGCGGTTCGTACCTTGTATTGATTCTTTGTGCTTCATTGATTGGGGGAAATAATTCGCTCATAGTTTGGTTTCCATTCCTTCTTTAACATGCCGTGTTGAAAACGATACATGCGTTTTAGATACCAACGATTGTCTCTAAACCAATCTTTGTAGGGTTGTGCTATCTGATTGTAGCACAAGCATTCGTCCATGTATGCTAACCAAGATTCATAGCAATAGGATTTGAATGTCATTTGAGATGCTCCGAATACACTTTGAGTTTCTCTCGCTTTGCTTGAATCTGCTCTTCAATCTCAGAGTATGAGATTAAGTCTGCATCATGACACATCTCAATCATACACTGAAGATCACCAAGTTCTTTTGCCAGTGCTTGCAGATTGTTGCCATCCAAACCAAAGCGTTTGATCTTGCATGATGCTTGAATGACTTCAGCACATTCTTCTGCCAGAACTGTCATCAACTCTTCTATGTATGTCATTCGGTATTTTTCTCAATCACGAGCACTAATGCTCCTGCCATAATCAAAAAAATGTCAGCAAAAAGAATACCGACTGCGAGAGCAATTATTCCAAATGCCATTCCTATTTGTTTGCTCATACCTGCGGATCACTCCCCGGTGTACAGTATCCATCGTCTTCTTGCTCGTCCATAAAGTCTTGTGCAGTCATGAACTTGAGATCACCCATCGGTTTCTTCTTCGACTGCTTCGTATACTCAGTTGCGAACTCTTCAGCAAGTTCGTCTTCGTAAACTCCACCACACATTATCCTTCCCTCTCTAGATTCCAACGAACCTTGTTTGGCGGTGATGGGTCTGCCTTCTTCTTTTCTGTAGTAAAGACAAACCATGTGAAGAACACACAAGTAATCAGTACCGTGTGTCCGATAATGTTGTATCCGATATACACCAACTCTGCTGTGTAGATACCAAATGCGATACACCACATTGCCGCGAGTGTGTTGCTTAGTAAAAACTTGTACTCCATCGGTGAATCCTTGAGTCCATTCTTTGCTGAATCCAGTAATCCATAACCGAACTTTCCGAGTTTATACCAACCCACCATTTTACTTTACCTCTTGAGGATAATACCTCACCATTTGAAAACTTTCTTCGGGGTATCCAAAACTGCATACCCACTCTGCTAAATCAAAATCAGGTTTGATCCAAAGGTCATATCCTGATCCCCCAACTGCTTCCTCTGGTAATGCACGAGGAAACCCATATGCCCAACCTGCGGGGGTTGGGTCAACCATTAACTGATACTTCTTTTCACTCATGTCAAACCTCTTCTGGATAAAATCCTTCGTAAAACCATCGATGATTATTAACTATCTTATCATGGAAATCTTTCGATAGCAATCGCACTGGTGGTTTCCAACTTGCTAGTTTTGGTTGTGTGTGGTGATCTGTCCTTTCTCGAAAGTATGCATTGTCGTGTTCAAACAGTTCAGACAAAGATATGTTGTTTAAGTCGTGTTCATAGTATGACATATCTAAGAATGAATAGATGTTGTGCAACATCGTAGTAGGGTCTTTTAAAAAGTCTTCGTACCGAACAAACTTAACTCGTGTTGAATCTTTCTTATACAATTCCATCAGTCTTGGTAATTCTTGATATAAAGATGCCGAAAAAGCATTTAGTTCTTTAAAGAAGTAGTCGTATTTTTCAACCTCAAGCATTGCAGGATAAAGATGGTGTGCATCTCCAAAAGAGTGAATAGATTTAAGTTTATTATTGACTCGTTCGAAACTTTCGACGACATCGCGAATATCGCGCACACAAACAATCGTTTTACTGTTTGGATATAGATGCAATAGGTCAGACCATGCCCTGTTTTTAGAAATGACTATGGGTTTGTCTGTGAGTCCTGAGAACCATCCCTGTGTTGCACCTTGAATCATGCCGTACATTGCTGAGTCTGCTTGTTCGCAGGACATTGCTTGGAATGACTCACGAAATCGCGATTTAATAAGAATATGGTTCTTCAATACATCTGGGAGAGCACATGTTCCAGTAGTAAAAATCTGAGGGTGTTGTTGTAGGATATTCATAAGAATAGTGCTACCTGTTCTAGGCAATCCACTACAAAAGTTTATTTTCTTTTCACTCATCTACTTCGCCACAACTTTTCATGATGTGATTTTTAATATAATCTTTCCATGCATAAAAACTATCATAATAAGATTTTCCACTTAACATAGGACAACCAGTATAAGCATATCTTGACATCCAACAGTAATAATCCGTCCGACTTTCATTAGTCATTGTGCGGAACAATTCCAAAATTTCAAGTGCCCGTTCTTTACCGTTAGATCTGACCATGCGGTCAAAAAAATCAGTATTGTATCCATCAGAATTTAAATTTCTTTCTTTCATAACTTTACTATCTCCATCATATTACCATACTTTTCTTTGAGTTCGTTGTAAATACTTGCGTTGCTCATACGCAACCCTTGACGACTCTTAAATAAAGTATAACGCGAACCACTCTCTGTGTCAACCGTGAAGAAGTCTTGATTGACTTTGATGTTGAGTTCTTTCATTGGACTTGACATTCTCCAACTATCTCCATAGAGATAACCGCCACTCCAACCAGAAAGAATCTTCTGAAACTGACCTGCGGGAGTTTTGACTTCGATGATTACCCAAGAGTCTGGAGTGATGTCTTGTTCTGATGGTAATGGAAATCCTTCTAACGCAGAACTTGCTTCGAACATCTCCATCTTCACCTTATCATAGAGTTCTTCTTTGATTGCTTGTTTCTTAGTACGGAGTTCTTCAATCTCTCCATCTGTGAGTTTGTCACTCATTCTCTTCCCCACTCATGTTCACAATCTGGACACTTCCAATGAGTTGTGCGATCTTCATCCATACTGTAAATGCCGATCTTCAACCCCCACTTACCGTGCTCTCGTGTAGCACCGTATGATTCTGCTGCTTCATCTGCTTTGTCAACATCACCATACTTGTCAAAGAAAGTATCCCAAATCATTGTGCCATCAAAGTCTTTGCCGCAGTTTGGACAGTATCCATGTTCGTTCATTACTCTGTCACCACTCTTTTCCATTCATTGCCTTCTGTCTTCAACCAAAGATTACCATCCTTGCCAACTGCCATGTTCACTGTTTTGTGTTCAGTGTATCTTTCATTGAAGAAACTGCTGTTGTTGTTTGATTCCTTAGTTCCACTTCTGATTGACAGATGTTCCACTGAGATGGGAGCATCAGATGGGTCAGATGATTCTTTGATACCCATTGCCGCCACTGGTGTCGCAACAGCACCCATTGTAATTACACTTAAAAATCCTCGTCTGTTCATAAGTTATCATCCTCAATAAAAATCTTCAGTGTGCGGTCATCGTCTTGGAGACCATAATACATAAACTCACCATCTTTGAAGTATCGAACATACTCACGACCTTCTTTTCCAATCACCTCAACGCGAGATACTTTTGTGAACTTTCTTTCACGCTCTAACTCACCCACTCTCTTGTACAACCACCAAGCATAATCTTGAAGTTCTTCGTGCGTCATGTTCTTGATAGTTCCCGGTACTTTAGGTTTTACCGCTTCCACCTTCATGTGGTATTTGTTGTGGTCACCACTCATTCTGCCCACCTAATCTTTTTTCCATAGTGTGTTTCAAACTGTTCAATAAGAGTATCATACGGCAAGAGTTCTTCGGTTGTAAAGTCCCAAAGGTAATCGCTGAGTGCATTCCAATCTTCGCCATGCATAGGTGCAACACCGTATTCATACCATCCATCGTATCCATGTTTAGTATCATCACGAATGTCAATACGACCTGCTGAGTATTGAATAGTTGGAGTTACACCATCCTCTTCTAACAGTCCTCTTTCCTCATACCACTTGAGAGAGACCGGACCCATCCAGTTGGTGCTGTAACTAATCATAACGGCACATTTTTCCACTGCTTCTCTTCATTTTCGATTCGTTCATTCTCATCCCATCCAATAGGAGTGATTGCGTTTCTGATAATCACATCATCTTCCCATGCTTCGCCAAGCATAGGTTCGTCTTTACGATACTGTGCGATTGCTTCTTCAAGAGTCACTTCACGAGTTGATACGATATTCTCGCCAATGTGATCTTGCGTAAACTCTCTTGCTTCACCACAGACTACCGTATCAGACGCATACTCTTCTGGTGTGGTTGGAAACGAACGAGTCCCATCATGGAAGATCATCTCTTCGCCAATACCATCAGGCACTTCTACCACATACCGCATACGGTGCATCGAGACCGTATCAACCATTATATACTTACTCATTTACCCACTCCAAACATGTTGCTCTATATTTATTGCCCAGTTCCTCAAGCATTGCTTTTTTTACTGATTGACAATCTGACCATTTATAATATAAACCTTGTTCATAAGGTATAAATTCACCTGTCGTCGTTACGACTATCAATAATAGAATCCACATCTCCGTAATCCTCATACACTAAACGCAGAGTCTGACAGAGATTCTGCTTTTCAAGTCGATCAATACTATCTAGGTATGGATCGTGTTTACGCTCTGGTGCGTAGAGATTGTCGTCCATACGATCATAGAGTTCGTACAGCAACTGCTCTGTCGGAATCTTACTGAGATCGGACATAATCCAATACCTCTTCAAGGTTCTTGCTCAACTGAAGACGCTTGAGAAACTCCAAACGATCATCAGTCTTTTCAAACTGTATTGCCAAGTTGCGAATGTCATAACAGTCTTTTGGTGTGATGCCTGTGACTTTGACACCATCGTCACAAAGGACATCATCACGCGGAAAAGGATTGCCTTGACTGTCAAGAATCTTTCCTAACTGATCCCACATTGAAGTTTCATCGTACTCTGGATCGTAGTCTTTTGACTCTGTGCTTGATGCGACATACGAATAATCAACTCGTGGATCACCTTGTGCCGTTCTAATGTTTGTGTAACCACCATTCATCGTGTAAGCATCTCCCGTTCCTTTGCTAAGACTAACTGAATCACATCCATGCACCATTCATGAGGAAGGACTCGCTCTGCAAGTCTAACATAATTCTTTGCGATTGTAAACTGTTCTTGTGTTCGACAACCCATAATCACATTCTGCACTTTGCAGTATAACTCAATATTGCTCATACTTTAACCACTGTAACTAATCGTCTTGCTTTACCAGAGTATGCTGATGCGGATACTCCAACGAATTGTGCAATCTTGTCTATTGCACTTTGCTCGGACAGTGCGGCAACCTTTGCGACGAACTGTCCATCATAATAACCCAAATAATAATCAAACACACAAGTCTCCTTCTGGTTCATTGCCACAAGGATAACCCCAATAGATGTTGGGACAATCCTTGTTGCTGTTTCTCAACTCAACCGCGTCCTTTGGAAGTGTCACACGGCACATGTCTTTGACACTACAGATGTCAAGCATACTGAATGTATGTGGTTTGTAGTACATGGTTTCGCCATCGTCAAACTTCACATACATCATGTGGATGTAATCTTTAGGAATCATTACGCAACCTCCTGCATCATTTGAATTGCCAACGCAATCTCCGCATCATTGTCACAAGTGTCGATCAACTCGACACGACCATCGTAGTCCATGCTAGTCTCAAAGGGAATGTATGCTTCTTCACCCTCACGACCAAACTCAGCACCGTCAGTCTCAACGATGATGGTGTAACCTTCAAACAAGTACATGCCGTTGGTAGGATGGGTAATCTCACCCTTGGCAATCACTTTACCTTCAATGTAAGCACCTTTGCTACCACGGAAATCATAACCACGGATAACCATTCCAACTTCTGCAAGATTTTCATACTTCAACATTTTCATTACCTCTCTCAATCAACACATGTAGTATAGCAAACTGGTCTGCGATGTACAATGGTATTTTTCAATCGATACCTCAAAGACTATTAACTTTGGCAATCGTTTCAAACTTACGATAGCGTTTGCTAAAATGCTTCAATGGAGTCTTGTAGATCACAAACGCATCTTTGTTGCCTTCAGGGTAGAACGCAACGAGACGATCTCCTCGCACATAATAAACATTCTGTGGCAAACCTTTAGTTACTTCTTTCAAAATCTCAATCATAATTACCAACCCTTAAACAGATTACCCTTTACTGCCAAATAAACAATCGCGGCAACAACAGCACCGCCCATCATAATCACATCGTAGTAGTTCTGTGTGTATTCCATAAAAAACCCCTCTCAATCAATATGTACATAATACCATACTGGTTGGAGGGGTCAAGAACTTTTTTATTAGACATTAGTCTAATATGGTTGATTAAATGCGTCTGTGAGGTCTATGGTTAGTTGATTCAAATCTTCTGCGGTTTCGGGTTCTTTATTATAAAACTCCCAGTCTGTGACTGAAATTTCTTGCCCGTCTTCTTTGACAAAGATTAGGTCTTTGACATAAGAGAACGAACACCCATTAAGAAAGTATAAGAAACTCTCCATAATTTCATCTAGAGTGTCGCCTTCTACTGTATGTTCTACAGTAGTAGTCTGTTCATACATATCGGTAAACTCTCGACGAAAAGTATACTTATCCTTCATTAGTTAACACCTCTTCTACCAACTCAACATACAACGAACCATGAGTCTCTTCGATGATTTCTTTCATCTCCTCAACGGTCTTACCACTATTCATCAACTCAATGATGTCTTCTTGGACATCAAATACTTTATTCCCCATCGCGCTCATCTAATAAGTTCCCCAATATCTTTTTACCTTTACCAGACTTTATTGTACCATTACTGTCAAAATGAATCAACCCTTCATCTTCAAGTTTTGTCAGTGTTAGCACTGTGGCAAGTTCAACACCTTCTTTGATACCTGATTGATATGAAAAGTAAACGGAAGCGGCAATAGTGCCCATAAAGATTATTGCCCATTCGATTGGCATGTGCCTCTCCTTTTTGAGGGTGATTTACTATTTATTGAAGTTTATTTTTAAATGTTTCCATCTTCATACCAACGACATTCGATGCTTCGATGACACGCATAGGTACAGTATCTGGTATTACGAATACAAACTTTACATCAGAGTGTTTGCGAGCAAACCACTCAAGATACCGAATGCGATGATAGTTGTCATCTTGTGTAGCGTGTGTTTCTGGACCATAGTTCTCTGTGCCTTTATAAACATTATCCGTCGAAATGTTTCCTTTTAGAACGAAATCAACCCCAATTAAGTATAGAATGTCGAAACCTCGTCTAATGGCAGTATCCATTGCAAGCATACCTGCGTTGTTGCGTCTGCGATGCGGACTGTACTCTATTGGTTCGTAGTGCATGTCTTCTGGCGGTACGATAATGACACCACTGCCATAAGCACCTTCTGCTTTACGAACTTCTTGTACCATTCCTTGATCAATCGATACAAGGTAATCCCACTTATCAAAGTCGCGATACAGAGCATTACAACCATAGATAGGTGCTTTGCCTACCATCTTATTTAAATCGACTTCGTTTCGACTTATGCCGTTACCGACGATGAATGCGACTTTGCTCACTTAACTCGTCCTCCAACTCATCCCAATCTTCATTCTCAATCACATCCATTAAATGCGTTTTATAATTGTGCCGAGACTCTTTTTTAATCCGCTTTTGACGGATTTCCTCAATCTCTTCGGTGTGCTCTCTAAAAGACTTTTTGATTTTACCCATATTAAACTCTTATCGTATTTAAAACCAATCCTTCGCTAAGTTGGGGAATGCTTCTGCCACCAACTTGCGAGTTACCCCCTTGTAAGGTAGTTTGCGATCCTTCATGCCAAGTAAAATTTTTACTTCAGCAGGATTCACACTTTCCAATAATTGAATGTACAATGCCTCACGCTTGATTTGCTTGAGATTGCGTTGTGTCTCACTGTTGCCCTTGACGAACAGATAGAACTGTCGAGATGCATACTGCAAAGTAATCTCTGCGTCTGCATCGTTCGGCAGTGGTGTATATGGAGGTGTGCCTTCTGGCAGTAACCATTCCACTCGTGGATCATAAGTCAATCCAAGAATTTGCTTCAACAGAGGACTACTATTCTTCTTCAAGATATGAAGTTTCTCTGCTTTAGTCTTTGCCTCTTCTACCTTCTTGAAGATAGAGTCGAACGTTTGTGTAGACATTTAAAATTCACCTATACAGTCGGTTAAAAGTTTCAATCGGTTTTTGATAAAGTAATTTAATAATCCCTTACGATCTGGAATCTCATACTCATCGTACTGTCGGTTGACTTCGTTTGTTATTTCATGTGGAACAAAGTCGAGGTCAACCAACTGCTCGTTACGCTTGTAGTTTCGTAACATCTCTTCTGTACAGAAATCTTCTGGTTCAAGATCAACCCAAGTATTGAGTTTCTTGGATGCAAGAGGTTTCTGTCTCTCTTTGGCAACGATGCATGAATCGTTAGAAAGGAAGTTGGGAATGCCATCCCCACGATCACCCTTCATGATGTGCTCACGCAGAAAACGACGAGGATCAGGAACCTTAATCCATCGCTTAGTCACAGGACTAAACTGATCCACATTCGCATACTTCTGAAGTTGCCCAAAGTCTTTGTCTCCACTGAGAACAAGAACCCTCTCAGTAGAGTCGTTGTTGAGGTACACACCGAAACGATTTGTCAGAGTACCGATGACATCATCTGCCTCTGCACGAGAAACTTGAATCACTCGATACGGAAAATATTCTTTGATCTCACCCTTGACTTTGTTGAGTGTCTCAAAGATCATCTTCCAATCAAGATCAGATTTCTCACGATCTTCTTTACGGTGTGCTTTATAATACGGAAACACATCCTTACGCCAGTAGTTCTTATCATCCGCACAGATCACTAACTCGCCATAGTCCTTAAACTTTTGACGATACAAGCGAATGCTATTTAGCACCATGTGTCTGATAAGGTCTTCTTGTAAGTCTGCTTTCCCCCCTTGTATTTGAATCATCAAGTTTGCAATCATCACTTGATTCAAGTCTAACAAAATCATTGTGTATCTCACACTTTATCTAATCTACACTATATAGTCTCATAGATCAGCGTCTGTGTCAACCCCCCAGATTTTATTGATGTCTGGATAGAACACGCCATGTGAACGCTTGGGGGTTCCATCTGCATGATATGCCATGTGCTTGCACACATACCCAATCTTGTTCTGTCCAAATTCACCCCAATACATGTCTAACCATGTACCATTCTCAAGGTAGTTCTGCATGTTTCGTGCGTAGGTCTCAGCGCGAATCTGTTTTGCTTCAGCATCCTTGATGCCTTGCTTTGCTTCACGACGATACCGTGATGCCAGTTCTTTCTGAGTCTTGATCCACTTCTTCACATTGTGCATGTTCAGATCATCATCCTCAGTCAGTGCCAAGACATTTGGAGCAATGTTCTTGTACTGAGGAGGGTTCTCACGCAAACGCTTTTCACGTGCTTTTGCAAGACGCTCGACTGCTGCTTGCTTTTGCTCTTCGGTCATCTGACGCTTCTTACGATATTTTTTGACTGCCATGTGGCACTCCTTTCAATCAATCAGACTACATCATAAAATAAAAAAGGGGGTCTGTCAACCCCCTTTATACTAAGTAGCGATCTTTAATTTCTCTTTTTTCGGTTCAAGTGCTTGAAGTAAACCCGTCCACTCTGCCGCACGAACATCCCAATTATAGAAGTTGTCAATATAGTTCTTTGCGAACATCAACTTCTTCTGATTGTTCTCCTCACGATGATTGAGGATTGCTTGATGTAGCATGTTCGCGAACACATTCGCATGGTGTTGCATGTCTTCATGATACTGATACATTGTAGCAAAACCTGCGGTTGTTTCTGGCAATGCCGCGAGATTTGGACAGACGACTTCACACCCTGCGCTCATTGCTTCGATGACAGAGATACACGAGGTCTCTTGCCAGATGTTAGGATACGCATAGATGTGTGCTTCTTGTAATGCCTTACGCACAACATCGTTTGGTTGGAAACCGTGGTAGGTCATGTTCGGATGTTCTTTTGCTCGCTCAAACAGATCAAGGTACGGTTCATCTCGCTCTTGCCAACCATACGCGGCAAACGATGAATAGATGTCGAGATGAATCTTATCGCCATGAACCTTTGCAAGTTCTTCCATCACTGGTACGAGAATCTGTAGTCCACGGTGTGGTGTAGTGTGATAGATCAGACGAATGGCATCACCGTCTTTATCTGTTAGTGGAATTGGATCAATTGCATTTTTAAGAACAATCGATTGGTTGTAGGGAACACCAAGTGCCAAATTGTAGGTCTGTAACTGCCAGTTCGACACAAATACTAATCGAGCAAAACGATCACGAGACTCAGGATCTTTTAGATGCTGTGCTTCGGGGTCTGCCCACAGATCATGCAACCATAGAATGTTTGGTTTGTCGGATGAAACCTCGCGCACACGCGACTTGATGATGTTGAACTGCTCAAGCAAGTCATTATCGACTCGCTCGTACAGTGCTTTGTTCATCAACTCAGTACCGCCTTGTGCCTTGTTCCAAGTGCCATCAGCATTCATTGCCGATTGAACTTCGTCGTCTTGAATGTCTTCTAAACTCATACTTTAAACTCTTTCACTGAATCAACACGGAATGAACGCCAATCTTGTTTGGACACATCGAATGCTGTGATGACATGATCTCGTCCATCGACTGCCGCACGAGGACGCTTGTCTTCTGGCATGAACTCTGTATTAGAGGTACAGTGCATTGTACGCTCTTCACCATTCAGTTTTTGGAATACTACTGTACACACACCCTTTGCGAGTGCTTGCTTCATTTCATCTTTTGTCATTAAAAACTCTCTGTTAATCCACTATCACTATCATACTGACGCTTTGTCAAAGACCAAGTGCCATTACCATTATCTATCCATTGTAACACATCACCTTCCTTTGCGTCAAGATGATCTAATACTTCTTGTGGTAGAGGTAGGATAGCATCATCCCCATCCCACTCTATTTTTACCGTACAAACACTGTTTGCGTTTTCCACGACTTATGATCCTTGCTCTATTTCACCTATTGTTTATTTAAATCAGAAAGCATCAACTCCAACTCGATCACTCTCTTTTCCCATTTTTGCACTTTAGCATCCTTGCGTTTTGCTTCTGCTTTTAACAACTTCAACCATGCTTTGCGTAGTTTAAGTTGCATTTCCAATAATGCCCTTGCCATTAGTCCCATAGACTCCTATAGTATTTTCCGAACAGTCGCAAACCGTTCTCAATTCTTTTGTTATGCGCGTCTAACCCTTCACGATCAACCTTTAGTTTCTTCACCGACTCTTCCATCGAATCTTCTGGATCAATCTCAGAGTGGTCATAGAATGGTTTCTCGTCATCATCATCGACAATCTGTTCAAATGCCCAGATCATTTCGTCCATCACATAATCCCAACGCTTGAAGAAGTTTTTGTCTGTCTCACCATCTTCTTTGTAGCGAACTACTTCCAGTTGAGTTGGTTTGAGAAATAGCGGAACATCCGATGTCTCAACGCATGGAGCACCGTGCTTGGTTTCTTTTAGTTGCTTGAGCATCGGCACGATAAGTAGTGCCAAAGTATGATCCATGTTCCAAGTATCGTAATTATGGATTACGATGTCTTCTTCGCGCTTGAATGTTTCTAAATCATCATCGTCGTTCGCGAAACGACCCAATCTTACATACATACATTCTCCAAATGATTACACTCAAAGGTTTCTTGATCATCACGACCTGCTCGTACACGCTGAACTTGATGTTTCTTGTTGGGTGTACCACAACAGTATCTACTATACACAGCAAAAGAGTCATTCAGACTCTCGTACTCTTTCCTTAGTGTTTTGCCATTGGCAAAATCGATTTCAATCCAATACATGTCTTTATTTATGCTTGTCCAACAATATTGATGTCACAGGTGTATCGTCTGTCACTAATGGATAAGTTTTGCCATCAACTGATTGCACATTGCGTGATACATGAGTTTTACACTCACCGTTATAACATGTTTCTTTTTCTGTCGTCTCAACGATCATGTGAGGTTCTGGAATTTTGTAGACAACACGAACCTCTGGTTCAACATCTTTACACTGCATAGACCAGTTCATCTGCTTCCAATCATCAGAGACTTGAGTGATAAACACCCAAGTCAATGCCAAGAACACCCATCCCCACATTATAAGTTATCCATTGCAGATTCGACTTTTGCTTTGTCTTCTGCCGTGAAGGTAGTGTGTAGTTCCTCAGTACCGTGATCACGGTTTTGGGGATTTAGACTCAACAAAACATAAACACGGAAGTCTCTACGCTCTTTGAATACACCAGTCTTTTCAATCTTATACTTTGAGATGTCAGCACCCTTATATCCAGACTGCGAAACTTTTACAGTATTCTTTGTCGTTGCAGAGAGTGTGCCCTTTGCGTTATCTTCAATGTAAGACTGAACTTTTGATGACGCATCGTTCACCATCTTGTCGCCAAGCATTGTCTTTGCGGAGTGAACTGCTTTATCTAAAGAGAACTGCAAGTCATCGGCAATACCAGTGCCCACTGCATAGATACGCTCTTCACCATCTTCTGGTGGAACCAAGAACCAACTAGGGACAGAGTTTGTAGTGCCACGATCAATCTGTACGATTGTGTCTGTGATAGGAGCATCTTGTGCAACCTGTGCCTCAACTGCTTCCTTATACTCATCCATGATTCCTACGTTAGAATCGTCCATTGGTGTGGAAGAACACCCTGCTAAGAGAGCAGTTGCTCCCAATCCAAATACTAAATGTTTCATAATGTACTAACCCTATCGAGTATTATATTCACCAACTGTATGACCTCTTCTCGTAAGAGGACTCCAATACACAATCCTAATATAAAGTTTACCATCTAACACCCCACTGTGTCAAATCGTTCTGCCATCAGATCAATCCATCGATCCTCTTCTGCAATCTCTGCCTCAATCGCATTGATCAGTCGCTGAATACGCAATGCTTTTCCATAAGCACTGATACCAACATTGGTCTGTGCGATCTCAGAAGAATCCAAAAACTGAACCGCATCTTTCAGCGTGTTCAGAATCTCTTGATTATCAACTCTCATTATACAGTCTCCAAATAAGCATACTCTTCATAAGGGAGTGGTTCACAATCGTCAGGCAACCCCTTCTTCCACTCAGCGGCAAGTGCCTCTGCCTCTTTCTCCATCTCGTACTGAAGACGGAGTTGAGCACAGATGTTCTCATAAGTCTGCTCCAAATCCTCAATGTCCATTGCGTCCCATGCCAAACGCATACGGCAACCATAAAGGTCTTTAGACGCATCACTGATACCATTGATCAGTTCATAACGCTTGAAGTCCTCTACAGTGTAGACACCCATGTCTGCCCAATGACTCATGTCATCAGTGTACTTAGACATCCACAGACCTTGCTCTTGCTCCATCATCAAGTCTGCACGAGCATTCATTGCTTCGATGTGTTGTAATAAAGTCATTATGCTTCACCTCGCATTGTCAAAATAATGTCACGGACTGCTTCACGATCAACAGTGTCAGCACCGTACTTCATAATATCTTTCTTTGCTTGTTCGTTCTTGAGGTATTCGTTGATACCGTCAACGATCTCTTCTTCTGTGAACTGGAACTCTTCACCGTAAAGACCGTCAGTCTCTAAACAGTAGAAGTCTTTCATGTAGCGAATGAACTCATGTCCACGCTCTGCAAGTTTCATCATGTCGTTAAAATTCATAATCATTCTCTCTTCTCAATCAACATGTATAGAATAACACAATGGGGATAGGAGTCAACACTTTTATGCGCTTTTTTTTGTATTTTTTCACATTTTTATGCGCTTAAAAATCAAGCACTTAGAACACATACCTCAAAATTGCTACAAATAACATGAAAGTAATAACGGAGTTTAGCAGAATCAACGCACGATCTTTCCATGCCATAGAGACAATCAACCATCCCAATGTTCCGATCATTGAAAATACCACATCATAAATCTTAGGAATCTCATCGACTGAACGACATGCCACTGCTATCAGAACAAAGATAGTGGCAATCCATTTCAGATAATAGATGTACCCTTTGGTTTTGATCAGTGTTACATCGTCATTCAACTTCTTCATCAGAACTCACCTTGTGTGCCATTCTTGGCATAGTATTCACGAGCACCTTTCTCATAGGCAGACTTGGCACGTAATAACCTTATCTTCTCTTCCACTGCATTCTTTTTCAATTCGTTAAGAAGGATCTCACGAGCAGTCTCACGACCACCATTGATCTCAAAAGTGTCTAGGTAGTAGAACAACTTATTGGTTAGGTCAACCATTTCGTTAAACGCACTCATAGTCTAACTCCTTGAAACCATTTGGTTCTAGATCACACACCCAATAGTCACAGTGACCGATGCGATGGTTATCGTTCACACGACATGCCCAATCGAATGCTTCTGCTTCGCCTGTGAATGTCATTTCTTGTGGCATAACCATACCCTTCATCAAACCTTTGGTGAAATGGGCATTGAATTTGTAAATTGGAAACATCATAATAAAAACCTCTCAAGGACTACATTACCTATTATACGGAGTTTGACAATTAAGTCAAGTGTTTTTTGATTGTATTTTTTTATAGGTTAGATAAATTGCATAGACAAAACAAATTGCCATTGTCGGTAAAAATACAGGAAGTGTGCTGTTGCCACCTAAGATTTCTTTGAGTTCTCGCACATCATAGAATGTTCCCATAAAGGCAACGATGAGCATGTGAATACCAAATGCTGAAAAAAATGCAATGCTAAGATGTGCTAGAAGTGTTTTTATCATGCTTGTAAAGTTCCCAAGAACCGTCCGTGTGTTCAACGAGTGCTGTGCAGTTAGTTACCCAATCACCACAGTTCATGTATCGATCCTTTATCATTGGATCATGTGTATGTCCTGTAATCGCGCAGTCGTATCCCTTTGCGTTGATAAACTTTTCAATTACCTTCTCTGTGCCCAACCACTTGTACATCTTATCTGTGTACGAACCCTCACCAAAGTGTGCAAAGAGATTGATTACTTGGCGAGGTATCTTCATTGTTAGATCAAAGCGATCACCGTGGCAGATGTATAACCGACGACCGTCAATAGCATCATAATCCACCGAGTCGAGAACTTGTATGTCTCCGATTTGGAAGTCGAACTTGAAGAAGGGTCTGACGAACTCGTCGTGGTTTCCGGGTAAGAAGTAGACATTCATTTTCTCCGATAGTTTGAGAATCTTTCGTAGCACCTCAGTCTGACCTTTCGTCCAGTAGTGCTGACGCTTCAGTGCCCACCCATCAATGATGTCACCAACGAGGTATAGATTTTCTGCTTCGATAGATGACAAAAAGTCGTGTAGACGTTTTGCCTTACACGACTTCGTGCCTAAATGAACATCTGAGATGAAGACGGATTTATACATGTAAGTATTTAGTTCTCAGATTGTTACAATCTTATGAAGTTTTACTTCTGTGGTCCGAAAAACCACTCATACTCTTCGTCTGTATACGGAAACATGTTCTCCGAATCTCCTATGCGTCTCTGCGTCAAGCACCGATCTGTACTTTGCTTGTGCGTCCATGAAAGTGGTCTCAATTGCCATCAACAAAACGATGAATAGTGAGATCATTTATGCTTTACTTCCATCGATATGTGTTGGGGTCTTTTCGTCCATAATGCGGTTAACAAGGTCACCAAGTGCGATGTGCTGAAAGTCTTTGTTTGTATCTTTTAACTGCTGTGCCACTGTGAATGCCGCTTGTAATCTACGAGCATGAACAATCGTCTCGTAAATATTTCTGATAAATTTCATATTTTTTCCTTGTGAGAATAAAAAAAGCGTAACTTTTGGTTACGCTTTATTTAGTATTTTGTTGTGCTTTGCAACAATATAATTATACTTTGGTATCAATACATATTTGATTTACATACCAATCGTACCATCGCTTATACATTGCAAGTCGCTTGAACCAGTTATCATTCTGGATTGCTTCCCACGCACCATAAGGATTCTTGATGTCTCCATTAATGACAGCAGGTGCATAATCGCATCGCCCAAAGCATGCTACTGGAATCTCGTGTAGCATTGCCTCTTGCCCACTACCACCGTTAAGTACAAACATTGCTTGTGCCTTTCGTACCAGTTCATTGAAGTTAGCATCTGCCACATACAGTTGCTTGTACCCTTCAATAATCTCTTTGAGGGGTTGCATTGATGCTGGGTTGACAGGATGCCCCTTGAATACCAACTGCGGCATGTCTGGATTATCTATTGCCATCTCACACAATGCAGTAACAAACTCCTCTACGCTGAAGTCAGAGTGAAACTTGATCGTCTCGTCGTGTGGCAGTTGCAGAGGAACAATAATGTAATCGTCTTCAATCTTGTTCCATGGCGTATTGTCGGATTGTAAATGCCCAAACTTACCTTCACCCAAACGTTCTTTCATTAGATTGAATGTTGTAGAATCATATTCTGCATCAGGATCAAATGACGCAATGTACTGTGCACCACCTGCCCATCCTAATGGATCAACAGTAAACAACCAAGGGAATACTGTTTGCATATAGAAGTGTGTTCGATCACCACCACTCCAATTGTGTCGCTCTACATGAGGAACGAGAATCTGTGCTGACGGAAAATACTGCTCAATCTTTGCATTGAACATCCATCGCGGTGCTTCTACTTTGTAGTATCCTTCTCCAACCTTCTTGTCGATGAAGTTCTTCCAATGCTTGCGAATTGGTTCATTTACTGTATTTGCAATTGAGATGCCAAACTTCTTAAATGGAATGTCTAAACGTGGTGCAAGGATTACTCTATCCTCGTAAGTCTCCAAGTCATAGTTCATGATATTGTCGTGGTAACGATTCTGTTCTTTGACATAAGTTTGGTTCTCGTATTTGCGAGGTCCTTTACCTGTCCAGATTGTCGTGCCCTTAAAGAACTCCCAATCCATGAAGTTTCCATCGAACTTATGCACGTGCTGTTCTGGTACATTTGACATCACTGCATTGAGTGCAATCTGATCATTGAACCAACGTAACTCTAGTTTACCTAAAGTTTCTGAGATTGCATCACAGACATTCTGTGCTTCTTGAGAGAAGTAAACACACCCTGCCGCACACTTGGTGCCTTCTGCTTCCCATCCCACAGTACCCGGTAATGGTTCACGTGGAAAGTAACCCACTGGTTGTTGAGGAAACTTGAAGTCATGCATGACCATACAATCGATATCAAGAATTAGCATCTTAGTTGCATGCTTGAGAATGTACGGTGCTATAAGGAAGCGTAGACTCGCATACAACGCACGTTTCTGTTCGTCCTTCAGAGACGAAAGATCAGAGTCTGAAAATGTGTAAGTAACCTCGTTAGCACATCTTGAGTTGAGATAGCATGCCAGAGCAAATACTTCATCAGTAGGATTGATTACATGAATATGTATTGTCTTCTCGACACTGCAGTTCTCACGAATACTCTCAACGAATGCAGGAGCAAACTTCATAAAATAGTTGCTATCACATGCCGCAAAGATTACTGGAGTTGTAGGCACCTCGCCATAACGCTGTATATCCATTATTCACCTTGTGTTACATCAAAACCATTTGCCGCACGATAACCTTTCTGCGACTCTTTTTGGTATGGAATCCATTGCTTCGATTCATATGCTTGCGGTGCATACTGTGCATCCAATGCTTCAGCATACATTAGATCAAATAAGTCTTGTACATCTTGACGACGATGCTCACGAATCTCACCGTCAAACCAATGCTTCCATCCCCTTTCTTCCAATCGAGGAATTGCATACTTGAAATGCATCTGTGTACTCATATCAGTATAGTGCAAAATCTTGATGTCGTCAAGGTTGTCGTTCTCACCATCAAAGTTATTCCACTGGCGATCAAAGATTTGCTCAAGATGCGGATGCTGTGGCAGTCCATGTGCTAATTGTTGATGGGCATAGGGTTCTTTGCGGATCGTATCGACTGGAGGCAATACCATACGTGCCCTAGCACAGTTCCACTTCGACACACAGAAACGCCATCCACCTTTACCCATGATAATCGCAGTATCATTCCAAGGTTCGTTCCAAAGTTCTGCGAGGTCATGCATGATGATCATGTCGCTGTCCATGTATATCGCATCGCCCTTGAATCCGCAAAACTCTGGAATTCCCCAACGAAAACCACTGAACGGAGTTGCCCAAGTCTCGGACTTCCAACCATACCAAAAAGATTTCGGATCGGTGCTGTGCTTCATCCAATGAATGTTGATAGGGAGCGACGAATGTTTCCTTGCCGTATACTCCAATACCATTTGCGATTCTGCGTCTTCACCGTTAGGAGCACACCCTACAAATAATTCAATTGTCTCACTCATACTTATACCCAAATGATTTAATTTCGTTTGCGAACAACTGTGCTACACGTTCAATGGTAGCATCAGTATGTAGTTTGCGATAATCGCGTTCCTTGCGAATATCGCCTTTCAGTTTTGTATTTCCCCAATCTTTGATGTCAAGTCTGAATCGCTGATTTAGATCCTCGTACATCACATCCATCTCTTCATACTTGTACGCGGCAGTTACTCGACGAACACCTTGACGATCTGTGTAGTTCAACCAATCGACAGGCAACAGATCACAAGTCATCACATAAGTCTCAAAGTCCATGTTCGCAAACTGAGCAGGTTTAATCTCTTGATGCCAATAGTACGAACTCACAACCTTGTCCCAAGGATTACGCTCGATGGTGAACTTGAAGTAATCGCGAAACTCAGAAGGATATGACGATTGAATCTTTGCCCAAGACGCATGCCCATCTGTGGACGATGTGTTGATGCGAGGAGTGTCGTCTCGTGGCGAACCAGTACAGACATCCTTTGTTCCCAAGTAAGGAAACATCAGTTTCTCAAGTGTGGAACCTGCGGTCTTTTTTGTCTTGACAAAGACGAACTTATGCTTATACGATACAATCATTGCGTCACTACTACTGTTGCACCTTGAAACCAATTACGCGAGATAGGCACAACCTTACGATCATATTTATCCAACCACTCGTTCAATGCTTTCCATTCGTGATCTTTCCATGTGGTGTACATCACACGATTGGCACTTCCGCTTGGTGATGCTTCACCGAATACATATCGCCAACATGATAACTCATCGAACCGAATGATTGTGCCCGGAACAATGCTATCGTTGAGTTCCTCAAAGATTGTCACTGTCGATGAGTAAATGTCACAGTCAACATGTAGAAATGAGATTGGTAAAGTTGGTTTAAGGTATCCCTCTTCAGATACCGAACGCTTCCACTCAGTGATAGTGTTATTGAACCATCCTTTCCACAGAGTAACATTTTCAGGAACTTCTGGTAGTTGTCCCTCGCGATCAAATGCTTTTGCACTGACGTTCTTTTGTCCCATGTCCCAATCTTCTGGTAATCCCTCAAAGGAATCAAATCCATGGAATTCTAATTCGGGACGTGCCGTAGCAAGACATGAAATAGTCACGCCATTAAACACACCGAACTCTAGGTTGTGTCCCCAATCAGGGAGATACTGTGCGAGATCATCTAACTCACGGAGTCTAACATCATTGGTGTTTTCGTCTGTGCCTAGAAATTTGTACTTCTTGATATTCTCAAAATCACGAATTTTCATCGCCATCTAATAAATCCTTCACGTGTGATTTGTGTATTTTAACTTGTATAATACCATTATAGTAGTCATTTGTCAAGAGAACTTTTCGCTCAACTTGCTCGACAAGTTCCATGTATGACAATTCACCCTTGCTTTTACAAAGGTGAAGTATTTCTCTTCTGAAGGGGGTTCCCGATTCTATGAGGGTTTGCACTTCTTCACTTGATCCATAATAAGTTTTCCAGTCAGACTCTTTGACGATAGTTCGTCTGCGAGTTTTTCCTTTGAGTGGGGGTGCTTTTCTTTTTGAGACAAAAAGTTTTTTTCCCACATATTTTTTGCCACTTGGGTCTGTAAGCAAATAGACGAACCCTATGTGCTCTCCAATGTGCTCTGAAGTAAAGGGTTCGTCTTTGTATATCCAAGGGTTATCGTAATCAATCTTTTCCAAAATCTAAATCTTCAACGTCAAAGTCTAAGTCATCCTCAAATGACTCATCCTCAACATCGGAGAGATCTACATCACACCCGCAAAACGGGCAGTAAAGTGGTTCATCTGAGTCATCCTCTTCTATATAGGATAACTCCCACTCATTGCCACAGTGTTCACAGTTGAGTTCGTAGATAGATTCTGGCATTGCATTCCCTTGTAAAACTGGTTTGATATCTGTATATAGTTTACGCAGTTTTTCTACATCATCAGGATTGAGCAAATCTATGACTAAATTTAACTTCATGCCGCATAAGCGTCGTCCCAACTACCCGTCAAACCTGCTACTTCATACTCTGTTACACGATTCTCAAAGAAGTTGGTGTGATCCGCACCATTCAATACCCATTCCAACCAAGGCAGTGGATTCTCACGCACATGGAAGGTAGACTTCAGACCAAGTTGAAGCAGACGACGATCAGTAATATATCGAATATATTCTTTCACTTCTTCCTTGCTAAGTCCTTCAATATCACCCATTTCATATGCCAGATCGATAAATTTGTCTTCAAGTTCAACTGCCTTCTCTGCCATCAGATAAATCTCACGCTTAAAGTCATTGTCAACAATACGCGGATGCTCTTTACAGAAAGAACGGAACAGTTTAGAGTTGCCTTCGACGTGCATTGACTCATCACGAATCGACCACTCAACAACCTTACCCATACCCTTCATCTTACCGAAACGTTGGAAGTTCAACAGCATCACGAACGACGCGAACAGTGCCACACCTTCATTGAATACAGACTTTGCAAGGCACTGTCCCAATCCGCGTTGCGTAGTTGGATCTGCTTCCATGATGAAGTCGATCTTCTCGACCATCTCTGTGTACTCAAGAAACTTGTGATACTCCGACTCTGGTAATCCAAGCGTCTCATTTAACAGTGCGTATGCGCGTTGATGAATACCTTCACGTGCGGCAAACGAACCGAGCATATTACGAACTTCGTTGTTCTTGAATTTTGGAATGAATTGATCGTAGTAGTTTTGTCCAACTGCCACGTCTGACTGAGTGAAGAGTCTTAGAATATTTGTCACGTAGTCTTTTTCGACTGCTGACATTTTGCCGCCTTTCCAATCTGTTACATCCTCGTTTAGATCAATCTCGTCCTCAATCCAATGTGCCTTTTCATGACGAGTCGTAATTTCAACTGCCCAAGGATAATGGAATGGTTTGTATGTCTGAGAGAACTTCATCAGTCCACCCGACTTCTTTTTTAGGATGTCATCTGCACGTGCCATCAAATCGTCGTAACCACCAAGACGTTTGCCATCAATGAAAATCTGTGGCATCGAATTGACTCGACGTTGTTCTGTTCCGCGAGTAATCTCTTCTTTGTTGCCATTCAATTTTTGGTAGAATGCCATACGCTGTTCTTCATCGTCCAACACATTTTCTGTGTAAGTGAAACCATGTCCAGTCAACCAATCCTTTGCTTTAACGCAAAAGGGGCATCCAGTTTTAGAATATACAGTTACTTCCATTGACTTATCCTTCGCATGCGAGGCATGCTGACTCTTCTTGTTGTTGTGTTTCCGTGAACTCTATGAGACGATCACGCTCGACTTTTTGTGCCACATTTTCGGCACGATTAGATGTTTCGGTGCGTAGATAGTACATGCCTTTGCAACCATACTTCCACGCATTGAAGTGCACCTTATGCAAGTAACCCTTGCTTGCTCCTGCAGGGAAGAACACATTCAGTGACTGTCCCTGACAGAGATATTGTTGACGAGAACCGCCAAGGTATACAACCCAATCTTGGTTCAGTTCGATTGCGGTCTTGAATACATCCTTGAGGTGATTATCAAGGAAGTCAAGATGCTGTACTGAACCGCCATTAGTGATAATAGAACTCCAAACTTCGTCGGTGTTTTTACCAATCCTTTCCAGTTCTTCTTCCAAATACTTATTCTTTGAGAGATGTGAACCTGCGCGTGTGCGCGAGGTGAATGCATTTGCTTTCCAAGGTTCAATTGACGGTGATGTACCACCAATCAGTGAAGAGTTTGCATTAGGTGCAATGGCGAGTAAGTGAGCATTACGTCTGCCTGTGCCTTCCATGTCGGGACATTCACCTTTTTCCTTGCCAAGGCGCAACGACTCTGCGACTGCTTTTTCTTGGATATCTCTGAAGATTGCGTCATTGACATTTCGTGCTTCCTCACTCTCAAATGCTACTTTGTGTTTCTGGAGGTACGAGTGGAATCCCATGGCACCGAGACCCAAAGAACGTTCCCGTGTTGCAGAGTAACGTGCCCGTTGTATTTCGTCCCCTGCATGGTCAATGAAGAACTGCAAGACGTTATCCAAAAACTGGATAAGATCAGCAATAAGTGTAGTATCTTTCCATTCATCATATTTCTCCAAATTCACGCTTGAGAGGCAACATACTGCGCTACGCTCGTCGTTCGTTGCAAGGTGTATCTCATTGCATAGGTTAGATCCACGAATCTTTAATCCCAAATCTTTCTGTGTTTGTGGCATCGCACGATTCGCAGTGTCAATGAAGTTGAGGTATGGTTCACCTGTGCGATAGCGAGTTTCCAATACCAGTTCCCATAACTTACGTGCCTTCATTGTATCACGAACAGATCCATCGTCTGGATCAATCAAATTCCAATCGTCGTTATTCTGCACTGCAACCATGAAGTTATCTGTGATATTTACTGCATGATGAAGGTTGAGACATTTACGATTGACATCACCAGTTGGAACTCGCATATTAACGAACTCGATAATGTCTGGGTGATCGATGTCAATATATGCCGCATACGAACCTTTACGAGTGCGTCCTTGACGATATGCGGTCATGTCGGCATCGACGGTATGTAGAAACGGCATCGGTCCTGGTGCTTTGTTAGACACGGCACGAATATCAGACCAGTGCCCACCGACTCCTCCACCCTTTACAGACAACCAACGGAGTTCTGCTGAGTGATCAATTAATCCTTCCAATGAATCTGGTACATAGGTTAGAAAGCATGAGATGGGCAATGCTTTGACCTTTTCGTTCTTTAATGGTGCATTAGACAAGACAGGAGATGCATACATGAACCACCCGTTTGCTACTGCATTATAGATGCGTTGTGCTAATGCTAGATCACCATATGAGTATGCAACTGCTGCTCTTGCAAATGCGTATTGTGGTGATGGTTCATCTTCACGACAGTAGTAATCAACTAGGAGTTTCAGTGCCTGATCAGACAGGACTTCATCTTTAGACAGATCAATCTTGATCCCAAGATGCTGTTTCTTTGCCATGTATTTTCCTTATTATTTCGTCAGTTCAAGTGCTTGCGGATAAATCTTTGCGATTGCCTCTGCACATGCTTTTGCTATTTCAATGTGTTCTTTCTGTGTGCCATTAGATGCACGTAGTTCAATGTAATGAATCCACGAACGGATAGTACCATTCATATAAAGTCTGGATGCTGTGAGTCCCTCTGGCAACAATGCCCTTGCTTGCTCTTTGGCAATACCAAGTTTGATTGCATTTTTGTATTCTCGTTCTGCCATCCACATCACACGACCTTGGATACGATACCACTCACGTTGCAACTCTATGTCATCTACCTCGATTGAGTTCTGTCGATTCTTCGTATCTTGTAGTCGTGCCTCACGCCTAACAAACATCTCATCAAACTCTTGCTCTGGATTAGCATACCGTTGTGAGAACTCTTGGAAACTGAAACTACGATGACGCAGAATCTGTCGTGCGATGTCTCGCGTTGTCTCAATCTCTAAGCAAGCAGATGCCATCTCGAAAGGCGACCAGTGTTTGTGCTTTGCGAGATAGTCGAGTAGTTTAGAAGAGGTCTCTGTATTATTTTGATTTGATGGATTGGATACACGAGCACAATATGCAACCATGTCTTGTACATTATCTAATCCTTCTATTTCACCTGCAGGTTGACTATAACTGACCAATCTTACTTTCACACTTTTCTCCACTCGCTTAGTTTTGCTTTCGCGCTTAATCCATTGAAGGTGTTATTACTTATAATCGCTTGAATTTCCATAACGTCCATTCCACCCAATACCATATCATTAATATCTTTTTCTTTGATTCCATTTGGGAAGATAACCACTGAGTTCCCTTCCTCGATGGACTTTTCCATTCTACGGACGATCTCTCGCGAACGAGGTTCGTTATCATAGCAGAAAATCATATCATTGTCAAATCGTGCTACATCTGCACCTGCCATGGCAATAGCATTGTCGAGAAACATTGAATCAATTGGTCCTTCGACAATGATGACTGGTTTACTCCAGTCGATATGGTTCAGTCCATATATCTTTGGCGCATCCTCGTCTAACATAATCGTGATGTACTTCGGTTGCGACTTACCGAATGCTCTGCCTTGGAATCCGATGAGACGA